ATAACTCTGTTCTGGGTGTCGAGATATACGACGAGGAAACAGAACAGACAGACACGGAATGGATTCCTGTCGGCTTATTCGAGATCGCATCAGCAGAGTGGACGGACATGGGTGTCAACATCGTGGCGAATGACTACGTCGAGAAGCTCGAGAAGTCGTTCACTAACATCCAGACGCAGAGCGGCGAGGTTTACGACTTCGCATCTTATGCCTGCACACAGTGCGGTCTCACGTTCGGAATGACACAGGCTGAATGTCGTGAACTCCCGAACGGTGATCAGCTGCTCGGACTCTATGCCGAGAACAACATCAAGACATGGCGAGATTTAATGAGCTGGGTGGCTCAATCCGTCGGTGGCTTCGTCACGGCAGAGAGGGACGGTTCAATCGTGATCCGTTCCTTCGCTGACTCGGAGATCGTCGACGAATGGACGGACAAAGAGAGAATTACCGGCAGTGTGTTCTCTGACTACGAGACACTCTATGACGGCATCTCCATCGTCAACATTGACGACCAGACACTTACCGTCTATTCGGCAGAAGGATCGACAGGAGAAGGCTCTGTCATAAACCTCGGTCAGAATCCGTTCTTACAGTTCGGACTCCCCGAGATAAGGGACGCACAGAGACAGGCGGTCGCAGAGGTCGCTCACTCTATCACATGGACTCCGTTCAAGAGTTCGACACTCTCGTGCCTTGTTTATGATCTCGGAGACCTTGTGACCTGCACTGACGGAGTCGCAGGGTCAGAAGAGCTGACGTGTGGTGTCATGGCTTACGACTGGAAGTTCAAGAACACGACGAACTACACAGGCTATGGAGCAGACCCGAGGCTCGCATCAGGATCATCCAAGACGGACAAGAACCTTCAGGGTCTTTTATCCAAGGTCGAGAGTGGCGAGATCACCTACTATCAGTTCAAGAACATCGAGGAGATAGAACTCGGCAATAACATCGAGACCACAGTCGCATCAATCAAGTTTGCGGCAAAGAAGGAGACCGATGTCGACATCTGGCTCGAGGTCAAGCTGAACACGGAGAACGTGTCCGAGCAGGAGCAAGTCCCTGTCTATGACGAGCAGGAAGTTGAAGACCCTGAAACCGGGGAGATCATCACCGAAGAGGTTCAGATCGGCTATTGGTATCAGGAACACGAGCTTCCGATCACGGCTCTCGTCAAGTATTACTATGACGGTCAGCTCATCGGCTATCAGCCTATTGAGACGTGGAACGAGGACGGTTATCACACTATTCACTACGGCTATTTCCTCCCGAACGTCGACACGACGACCAGTCACACCTTCATGGCGAAGATGGTCATCGGCTCGGGAACTGCGGAGATCGCTATTGACGATGCAACGATGATCCTCCGAGGTCAGGCTCTTGTCGGTTCTGAAGTCTGGGACGGCGAGATCAACGTCAGCGACGAGACAGGTCTCTATGACATCAAGTCTCTGTCTGTCGTGGCTCTTACTGATGATACACCGAGCATCGAGTTCGTGAACCCGACAGAGATCACGGCAACGGATGAGAGTCCGACGGAGAACATCGAAGCTCTGGAGAACAAGACCGTGGATGATGATGACCTCTCCATTGTATTGAGAAACATCGTCTTCAGGCTCGTCTCTGAAGACGGCAACTATAACATCGTTGACGAGACCGATCACTACTACATCACTACAGAAGGGAATGATGAATAATGGCTTCAGAGAACAGATCAATAACCGAGTTCCCGAACGGAACACTAACGGAAGGGAGTCTTTTTGTAGCAGCCGACGTGAATGCCGGGACAGGATATGCGAGCGGAAAGCACTCGGCATCAGGTCTCACAAACGGTATGTGTGGCGAATTTGAGTTCAACGCACTGGAGACAGGAGACAAGACCATCTTCGGCTCTATAAATGAACTGAACGCAATAGGCGACTATGCGACTGCATCAGGGACACTCACTGCCGGACAGACCTCTCTGACCATTTCGGACAACAGGATCACGGCTGACAGTCTGCTCGATATATACACGAGCATCTACGGAGTGAGTCCGACTGCGGTCACGGTATCAGCCGGAAGTGTGACTCTCACGTTCGAGGCACAGACAGCCGATATGGACGTGGCGGTCAATATCAAGGGAGAGCACGGCGGTTCAAGCGGTGCGACTTCCATCGTGAGCGAATATAAGCGAGTCGACACAAATGGAGTCAACACAGTGCCGAGGACACTATACACATTCACGGCAACTGAAAAGTGTCTTCTCTCTTGGTCTGGGACTTGCGTCACGGACACAGGCTCAAACGAAGGTCTTCTCTATTGCACGAAGAACGGAGTCCAGCAGGGTGAGAGGGTTAACCTAATAAGGGGTTCGGAGACGCCGTTCGACTTCGACCTGTCTCTGAACAACGGTGATGTCGCGGAAATCGTCGCATCGTGGACTGGCTCACACTCTAACTGCTACTTTTATTTGAGACTTGGAGAGGCGGTGGCGACATAATGGCAGAAGGTGATTTTAAAATATCAGAACTTTCAGATGGGCATCTTACGCCTAATTCTGTCTTTGTAACTGCTGATGAAGTAGATGGTTCATATGTAACTCAGAGTCATCTTGCATCCGAGGTAGCAAGCAAACTGTTCAACTCATTCGCATACACGCAGGAGCTTGACACGACGGACAAGAAGCCTGTCGGTGCGATCAACGAAGTGGCTGACACTCTGGGAGTAATGCTCGAAGGAACTCTCGAAGCTGGTCAGACCTCGCTAACCTTATCGAACAGTCACATCACGTCGAGCAGTATGTTCGACTTCTATGGCGACATCTCTCCCCTGTCCGTGACGGTCAGCACAGGTCAGGTCGTTCTCACGTTTGAAGAGCAGACCGAAGATAAAACAGTAAAGGTGGTGATATTCTAATGGCTCTATTTAGAACAGGACTTTACGTCAAGAATCACACTGTTGAGCAGGTGCAGGTGGCGAAGTCTCCGATTGCATCATATAACGGCAACGTGACAGGACTTAACATTCCCGAAATGATTGCCTATATCGAGGCAAAGCAAAGCGGAAGTGGCGACCCGTCTCCTGACAACATCAGACCGATAATCGGTGCAAGCGAGTGTAATGTGTGGCTTTATGCACAAAATATCCTCAATCCGAATTCTCCCGTTTACGGTAATTACACGATAAACCCTGATGGAACTCATAATGAGGCTACTGATAGGCTTGCAACTGGGCTCATTCCTTGCAAGGCTAACACTTTATATACCGCAATTACAGATAGGAAAATAACGGATAATTATTACTCTTTTATTGATGTGGCTTATTATGATGAGAACAAATCTTTTATAAGCCGAAACATAGCAACATCGTTAGCAGTACCTACATTTACATTTACGACACCTGCAACGGCTAAATATTTAGTTTATTCGGAACAGTTTAATTATTTGGCGAATGTTACTCCCACGGCTTATGAAACATATCACAGATGTTTAGTTGAGGGGAGTGCGTCAGAGTACATTCCGTTCACAGGCAACACATACACCATACAGTTAGGCGACACATACTATGGTTGTTATCTCAATGTGACAACGGGTGAGTTGACAGTAACACATAGGTATGCTGATATGGGACAACTTGCATGGACATCATTTTATCAAAAAATGGTCTATATGAGTTTTCCTGATACACCTACACCGTCACAAGCAACAGCCAAGGCTAATCTTATCTGTTCTTCTTATAAGGCTGTTTCACGAAACGAGATAGGTAATCCACCGTGGAACTATGCGGGTGTGGGTGTTGATACGGCTGGGCGATTGTTTGTTGCAAACCCCGATAGTAGTTGGACTTCGGTTAATGACGCTAAAGCAGACCTTAACGGAGTGCAGTTAGTTTATGAACTTGCAACACCTACGACCATTCAGTTGACACCTACGCAGATTGAGCAGTTGCTTGGGCAGAATAATGTGTGGGCAGACACGGGGGATGTCGAGGTCAAGTTCTACAACGTAATCAGATAAGAAAGGAGTAAACATATGAAGAAAAACACAGAGATCAAGGCAAAAGATAGCATTATCAAGGCAAATACTAACAGTATTAAGTTGCCTAAACTTAAAGGAAAGTTTAGTATCGAGCTGTTTGATGCAGAGACGGGCAGACTTGACAGGAAAGTTGAATCAGAGAACCTTGTTACAAATGCGGTGCGTGATATTTTCGCAGCCAACAATCTTGGACTGACGGACTATTCAAGCATTATGCCTTTAAGCACTAAACTGTTTGGTGGTATTCTTTGCTTTGCAAATACACTGGTTGAGGATGCGGATAACTACCATTTGCCAAAAACGTCTGTAAATCCTGTAGTAGCACACGCAGGTCAGACCACATATAGCAGTGCAAGTGCTGACACTACTCGAGGACTGCCTAATGACGTTGAGAGTGGCGTTATCACAAACGGCTACAAGCACGTCTGGGAGTTCGCATCAACGCAGGGCAATGGAACTATATCAGCGTTGGGTTTATGTCCTGCTGATTTAGGAGATTGGTGGTTGAACGGTGGGACTAACTTTTTCCCATTTACAAGGCTTGATATGTGGTACAAAAATGCAGAAAATCTTGGCAGAAATTGCCAAAGATGCCCAAGTCTTTTTGACGCAACAAATGGAAGAGCCTTTGCATTTTTGGTTGCGAGCGGTTCTGTGACTATCAGAGAGTTGAAGGATTATGGAGTAATTCAAGATATTGGTTTGAATCAGAATCCAGTAAATACGAAGGTTGCACCTCTTGATTACGAAGACCATACGTTCTCTATAACTAATGCAATGAAATGCTATATCCTTTACTATCAAGGCAACATTCATTTCCTTTATGCGTCTGGAACGACTATTACAAGAACGATCATTGATACTACAGGTTGGACTACATCAAGCGACACATTGACAGTTGCAGGTGCATCATTGACTTCTGCTTTTGACTACCCAGCAGGAAACTTTACAGATATAGATGCAGATGGTTATGTCTATTTCCTTGGTTCTAATAGTAAGTTCTATAAGGTCAGTTATCCAAGTTGTGTTGATGTTATTGCTATTGATAGGCAGGATGACGATACTGCGATAGCACATACTGGCGGCTTTGCTTGTTTTGGACATTATTGCCACGTATCTACATCGCAGTATGGTTCTTATTACATTATAGAGGGTAATACTGCCCATCGTTGTGCAAGTTCAAAGGCAAGCAACCCGAATGCGGCTACTAATTCAAGTGATTACATTGTCGAGAATTACTATAACGGAACAGGTACTGGAATGATGAAGTTCAACAATGACCTTGTAAGAACAATAGGATCTTGTTCTAACAATCAGTCAGATTGGTATAACGGTGGAGGATATTCTAACGCAATGAGCAAGCTCTTCCTGTCAACAATTAAGAACCTTGATAATCCTGTTACTAAGACAGCTACGCAGACGATGAAGATAACATATAGCATTACAGAGGCATCCGAAGAGTAAAGGAGGACAAGACTATGGAACGAGTAAAGCATGACATCACATCGGCATTTTTTTGGAAGTCGGCAGGAATCAGAGCCTTGAGGACTTTTTGTCAGGTGGCGATCTCTACCATCGGAACGACCGCACTGATCGAGCAGGTCAACTGGCTCGTGGTCGGTTCAGCTTCGCTCCTTGCGGCTATCCTCTCGGTGCTCACATCCATCGTGACAGGTCTGCCGGAAACGGAGGAGTGACATGACCACATCTGTTATTATTGCGATAATCGGTTCGATCCTGACGGTCTTCTCCGTCGGGATCGCATTCCTGACGTTCTGGTTCACGAGAAGGAAGGACTCGCTCGATGTCGGTGAATGGAAAGGCGAACTCAAGTCCGACCTGAATCACATCAAGAACGGAGTCGACGAGTTAAGGCACGACACGAAGGATATTAAAGACGATGTTCAGACCCTCCGAGAGAGGGTCGTTCTCGTCGAGAACTCCGTCAAGTCTGCTCACCATAGGATTGACGAGATACAGAGAAAGGAGAACAGAGATGCTGATTGACGTTTCAAAATATCAAGGTTCAATTGACTGGAAAAAGGTCAAAGCGGCAGGAGTCGACGAGGCTATCATCAGATGCGGTGTCGGAAAGACCGGCATTGACAAGATGTTCAAGACCAACATCGACGGAGCTATTGCCGCAGGGATCAGGGTCGGTGTCTACACCTATTCTAAAGCCAAGACCGAGACCGACGGAAGAACTGAAGCAAAGAACACACTCGATGCTATCGAGGCATATAAGGGAAAGCTCTACTTTCCCGTCTTCATCGACGTGGAAGAACCGGGAACAGGCATCTATAGCAAGAATGTCATATCAGGATTCTGCAAGGCAATCAATGAGGGCGGCTTCAATGCCGGGATATACTGCTCAAGCGGATGGAGAAGTTCATATCTGAAAGGAGTCCGTGCAGACTACTGGTGGATTGCAAAATGGGGTTCAAGTCAGCCTTCCGGCTGCTGCATCTGGCAGTATTCCGAGAAGGGACGCATCGACGGAATCGGCACAACGGTCGATCTCAACAAGAATCTTTCCTACCATCCGCAGCCGACTCCGGCACCTACACCAACACCGAAAGGAGACACAGTAATGATCGAGATGCAAGTATTAGAACCGCTCAAATCCGCAGGCGGTGATGTCAGAACGGCACAGAGAATCCTCCGCTCTCTCAACTATAAGGGAGAGGACGGCAAGCTGATCGCCGTCGACGGTAACTATGGCAAGAACTCCGTCTATGCGATGAAGAACTTCCAGCGAGGTTCTGGCATCAAGGTAGACGGATGGGTCGGAGAAGAGACCTGGAATCACCTATTGCACTGACACGATCGAGCGGCAGTCCACAGGCTCGTTCTGCTATAATGTGTTGACCTCCATCGAAAACACACAAATCTATACCTGAAAAGCTTAAACTGTCATTCATACCTCCCCAGACTGCCGGGGAGGTGTTTTTTTTATGCCTTTTTTTCAATATAGTATTGACTATATACACGGTATAGTATATACTATAAGTACAAACAAAGAAGGAGGACAGAACAATGACAAAGGCAATAGTAAAAGAGTGGTTTGAGAAGAAGCTCGTTAAGGAAGGAACTATCCCCACAGTTGGCTCAACATATATCTTTTCGATTTTTGGCATAGTAAAGGAATCAGAGAAAGCAGTCTATGCAATGTGCCTCGTAGGAACATTTAATGACAGAGCAATTAAGAAGACGATCTGGATTCCCAAGAGTGTCATCGAGAACTTGGAAGCAGCAGAGAGATTCGAAAGCTACGAAGCAGCAGCACAGGCATTTGACATCAACCACTAATTAAAGGAGGCACACTATGAACGATTCATTAAAAAAAGCACAAGCTAACTATCAAGAGAAGTGTAGGATGGTCAACATCAGATTCAACACAGAGACAGAACAGGACTTAATCGACTGGCTGGACATCCAGCCGGTCGTCAGCTCCAAGATCAAGCGGATGATCGCCAGAGAGATCAAGCTCCTGAAGGAGCATAAGGTCATCGTCAATCATTACTCAGCCGAGGTCAAATACTCTGGAAGCTTCGAGGACTACACTCCCGAGCAGCTCCTTGAGATGGCGAAGCATAGAGCAGCCGATCAGGGTGTCGACACATTCGACTATGACGAAGAGATGAGTCAGTTCGATGCTATGAAGCTGGATGGAGCATTCGATGTTGAGGATCGCTATCCCTCCAACAAGCTCGCAATAGTCAGGTGGACATACATCGACGAAGAGACCTTTCTAATGCTCTGAACCTTGTGCCACTTTTGTGCCACTTTTGGCAAAAAAAGTGGCAAATTCGCATCTTTTAGGTAAAGGCTCGAAAGCCGGAAAGCCTTGTAAAATAAGGCTCTTGCGTGGCTCGAGCCTTTCAGGGGTGTGGGTTCGAGTCCCACAATCGGCTCCAAGTAAAACGCCCGTAAACACTACGTTTGCGGGCATTTTTGTTTAAACCGTGTGCCACTTTTGTGCCACTTTTGGCGAAGCAAAGAAAAAGAGCCGACTCCTGTGATCGACTCTTTCAGACGGATGATTAAGCTTAACGGATAAAGCTATCCTATCTATTCTATCAGTTATTAGCCGCCTGATATATAGGCGTTATTGCTAACTTGTCAGCAATTTCTTTGAGCTCTCCGTCTATTGCGTGATTTCCGTAAAGTGCGTGTGAGTCTGTCTTCTCACTATGACCGAAGATCATCTTGACCATTCGTTCAGAGATCACTCCTGCCGCCTCTGTGTGCGTGTAGAAGGTGTGTCTCAAAGAATACGGAGAAGTATTCGGATTGATGCCGAGGAGGGCTGTGAGACGCTTCCAGTCCTTATTCAGACCCTTCTGCGTTCCGTGCATACCTGACGGATGACAGAAGAGCCAGTCCGAATTCAGTCGGTGGCTCTCCTCAATCTGCTCCTCGACGATCTGACGGACTATTGCAGGCAGATAGATGTCACGACGAGCATTCTTATTCTTTCCATCAGTGATCTTGTTTGCATCAGTGATGGAACGTCTTATGTGGAGGATGCCGGTGATGGTGTCGAAGTCCTCGATCCTTAACCCGATGACCTCGCCCGGACGGAGACCAGTCAGGACTTCGAACTGGAGTGCTCGCTCATAGTGAAGACCCTGCGGATTCTTGAAGAGCTTCTCCACCTCGTCGAGCTGGAGGATTTCCTTCTCACCGACCGGGGCATTGACAGGAACATACAGAGCATCGTCAATAATGAGGTCAGTGTACTTGTGCGAGATCGCCCACTTGTGGAAGCAGACGATAGTTCCTTTAATCTTCTTGAGGTATTTCTTGGAAAGCTGATCTGTGAGAGTGTATGACGTTCCGTCTTTCCTCTTCTTAGTGGCAGGCTTCGCATCACTGATCGCTGACTGATAGTCTTCGATGCGGAGGTCACACATCTTTATTGAACCCAGTGCCGGGATCAGATGCAGAGTGCCTATGACTTCATTCTGCCGAGCCTGCTGGGTGTCACCATATCGTGCGTGGTAATCGTCAAGCCATCTGCGGAAAGCGACCTCAAACGTGACATTACTGTTCGTATCGATGGACTCCAGCCACTTCTCGGCAGCCTTCTTGACGATATTCTTCCCTTCGGTTTTCGGGACGGAAGACGTGAAAGCCTTCCTGTGACCGTTGACCTGAATGCGGAGAATCCATCTTTTTTGTTCTTTATTCCATTTAGGTTGAGGTAAAAAGTGAATCATTCGTTCCCTTCCTGACTGTCAATAAGAGCCTGCAAGTATACTGAAAGTTTCATCTTGTTTGTGTCATTGAGCTGCCCGAACTGGTCCTCAATCAGACGGAGCTGCTCATCGATCTCGGAATCAATGACTACATCATTCTCCAGTGGACTGTTCTTGAAAAGCTCCAACGGACTGACACCGAGAACATGAGCAGCCTGCTCGATCTTCATTCTCGGCATATCGCTCTTGCCTACTTCAATCTTATTGATTGAGGAGCGGTTTGTATACCCCAGAGCCTTCGCAAGTTCGTCCTGTGACATCCCTTTTGCGGTTCTCAATCTCTGAAGATTCTGACCGAATATCTTCTTTGCTTCTTCCTTATTCATAAAGCACCTCCTACCGACATTATAACACTTGTATGACAAAAATCTACAAAACGCAATTTATAGTTGACAGATTTTCCACAAAAGTATATCGTTGAGTTGTGGATAGATTTTCCACAAACAAAGCAAAGGAGGTAAAACAGAATGGCAAACGAGAAACTGCAGATGTATCTCAAAGACAAGTTCGTCAACATATCCGCATTGTCCCGAGCTATGGGTGCTACAAGGCAAGCACTTACTAATAAGGTAAACGGCAAGGCGAACTTCACGCAGGGCGATCTGATGTTATTGAGAGAGCATTTGCACCTGACTGATGAAGAGTTTATGGATATTTTTTTTGACCGTGGTGACGAAAAATTATCCACAAAGGAGTCATCATGAGAGGCTGCCGAGTTCCCGGAATGAACAGGCTTCGTGAGTGCTATCCAACGGCTGAAGCTCTCGGCAGAGTCATAAACAGATCGAGAGACTACGTCCTCGATAGGTTGCTGAAGAAGAGAGAGTTCACACCACTGGAGAAACGGATGATCCTGAACGATCTGGGAGAAGGTTACGACGAGACAGTATTCAACTAAAGGAGACTGAACAATGAACTATGGCTACTGCAGAGTGTCATCGGCTGAGCAGATTCTTGACCGGCAGATAGTCTCCATCAAGGCGGCGATCGGTGACGGCAGGATATTCACCGACAAGCAGTCAGGCAAGGACTTCGAGCGTGACGGATACAAGGCTATGAAGAAGAAGCTCAAGGCTGGCGACGTTCTCTTCATCCACTCCCTTGACCGATTCGGCAGGAACTACGACGAGATCATCCAGGAATGGAGCGACATCACCAAGAAGATCGGAGCTGACATCGTCGTGCTGGATATGCCGCTACTCGACACGAGGACATCAGGCGAGAACGGACTGGTCGGCAGATTCATCTCGGACTTGGTGCTCCAGATTCTCTCATTTGTCGCAGAGACAGAGCGAGAGAACATCAGGAAGAGACAGGCGGAAGGGATCGCCATCGCAAAGGCTAAAGGCATCAAGTTCGGAAGACCTGAACGACTGATCCCTGAGAACTTCGAAGAATTCGTCAAGAAGGTCAAAGACAAAGAGATCACCGGAATCCAGGCAGCACACCTCATCGGAATGCCGGTGTCGACATTCTACTACAAGGCGAGCAATTACGACTACTACACAAGGAGAGACAGAACATGAACATTTTATTTGCAATCGGAGGACTCGTAGTCCTCGCAGGGATCACCTACATGACATTCGCTTACTTCCAGCAAGCCGCAGAGCTTAGAGAGATGGAGAAGAAGTACAGAGCAGAGAAGGAACTGAACGAATCGCTCTGGTCGGCTCTGATGGCTCACGACGACGGCGAAGAGATCAAGTTCGGGGATTTTTGAAAAATTATGCTCGAATTTGTCAAAAAACTGCAAAAACTTCAACGAAATTGTCAAAAACAACAGGCAAAAGTCAACGAGTCACATCTTCGATATGTGGCTTACAAGCCGCATCAGCTCGACTCGACTTACAGAGGAAGGAGGAAGTAATGGCAGCACAAGACGGCAAGTGCATGTTCTATCCGGAACTGCCCTGCAACAGAGACAAGTGTGGCGACTGTTCGGTATGGATAGAAGAGAACTACGATCCCGAAGACCCTCGCTACTATGGACCAAGAGACTAAACAAAAAAGGAGGCAGACATGGCTAACATTTATGAATTGACATCAGGAATCCAGATGCTCTGGGACCTGATGGATCAGGGAGAACTCGACGATGACACTCTCATTGATGCGATGGAGAACTCCCAGGAAGAACTGAACATCAAGCTGGAAAACTACTGCAAGTTCATCAAGAACCTTGAAGCAGACATCGCAGGCTTGAAGGAAGAAGAAAAGAGGCTTGCTGCAAGGCGCAAGACGATGGAGAACACCATCGAGAGAGCAAAAGCAGCTATGCAGTGGGCGATGAACGCAGCCGGAGAGAAGAAGGTCAAGGGGAACCTCTTCACCATCTCACTTCAGGCTAACCCCGAAAAGGTCGTTCTGGAGACCGAGGACATCAGCTCGATCCCTGCTGACTACATCAGGATGAAGGAACCCGAGATCGACAAGGCGAAGGTCAAGGAAGACCTCAAGGCAGGAGTGGAGCTCAGTTTTGCAAGGCTTGAAAGAACAGAAGGAATCAGAATCAGGTGAACAAAAATAAAATTCAGCATAATTCAGACCAATTCTACAAACTACTAAAAATCATAAAGGAGGAGACAGACAACATGAACTTCACACTGACAAGTGGAAAGATCGAGACCGCAAAGAAGGTCGTCATCTATGGTCCTGAGGGAATCGGCAAGTCGACACTGGCTTCCAAGTTCCCCGGCACCGTCTTCATCGACACCGAGGGTTCCACCAAGGAGCTCGACGTCGTGAGATACCCGACACCTACCGAGTGGTTCAACATTCTTGACGAGATCGACGATTGCATCGTTAACACACCTTGCAAGACTCTCGTCATCGACACCGCAGACTGGGCAGAGCAGCTCTGCTCAAGAGAGGTCTGCAAGAGGCTCAAGGTGTCCGGCATTGAGGATGTCGGATATGGCAAGGGTTACACATATCTCAAGGAGGAGTTCGCAAGGCTTCTCAAGAAGTGCAACGATCTCGTGGACCGTGGCGTCAACGTGGTCTTCACAGCTCACGCTATGATGCGTAAGTTTGAGCAGCCTGACGAGATGGGAGCTTATGACCGCTGGGAGATGAAGCTCTCAAAGCAGTGCTCACCACTCCTGAAGGAATGGGCGGACATCGTCCTCTTCTGCAACTACAAGACTTCCGTCCTCACAGATGCGAACACCAAGAGCAAGAAGGCAACAGGCGGCAAGCGTGTGATGTATGCGTCACACCATCCCTGCTGGGATGCCAAGAACCGCTATGGTCTGCCGGATCAGATGGATATGAGTTTCGAGCCCATCAAGCACCTCTTCGATATGCCGATCGGATGGGAAGAAGGCATCAGGAAGAAGAACAAGGAACCTGACTATCGTGCAGAGCTGAAGGCATTCATCGCAGAGAACGGCCTTGACCAGATGGAGATCATCACGGCTTGCGGACTTAACAAGGAAAGCACCAACAAAGACTACAAAAAAGCACTCGAATATGCCAAGGAGGTAAAGAACAATGGCTAAAGAAGACAAGAAGAAGAACGTATCAGAAGAGATGGAGATGGACTGGGACTCAGGTCTCTCAGTTGAGGAAGAAGCAGCAGCGATCAACCTGCCGCCAGTTGGCGAATATAACTTTGAGGTCGTCGAGTTTGAGAAGACCTATTCCAAGAGCAACAAGCCCATGGCGAAGGTAAACCTCAAGCTGGACTGTGACGGTCAGTCTTTCCGTGTCTATGACTACCTCGTGCTCACGTCGAATATGGCTTGGAAGCTCGCCACATTCTTTGAGAGCCTTGGTCTGAAGGAGAAGGGCAAGGACCTCGCAAGGATGCCCTGGGAGAAGGTCCTCGGTGCTCACGGCCGTGTAAAGATCAAGCACGAGCTCTACAATGACGAGCCTCGTGTCAAGGTCGACAAGTATGTCGTGGGAATTGCGGCAACTGCAAAGAAGAAGCCCGATGATGACGGTGACATGCCTTTTGAGCTCTGAGGGATGAACGATGGATAACGCACAGAATATCTTAGATGCTCTCAATGCGTTGAATCCTTGTGACTGCGATTATCAGCAGTGGACTGATGTCGGAATGGCACTGAAGGCGGAAGGAATGCCCTGCTCGGTCTGGGATGACTGGTCGAGCAGGGACTCCGCCCGATACAATCCCGGAGAGTGTGAAAAGAAGTGGCAAACCTTCAACGGCTCCGGTGTAACAGGCGGCACCATTATACACCTTGCGCAGATTCTTGGCGGATATAAGCTCTCCGGCACTCTCGACTGGGATGACGGACTCGATGCCTACTATGACGAAGTGATGTCATCGGAGGCAAGAGATGAAGAACCATATCAGATGGCGATCCGATACCTCGAGACCCTCTTCCGCCCGGATGAATCTGTCAGCTTCGTTCACGCAGCTGCCTTCAAGGAGGATAAACAAAAATGGGTTCCTGCCGATGCCGGACACGTTCTCAAGTGCTCCACTCTGATAAATAAGCTCAAGAAGAAGAAGAACCTTGAGGACGCTTTCGGGACCATCAACTCTCAGGCCGGTGCCTGGATAAGGATAAACCCGACAGAAGGCGCTGCAAACAAGGACGTCACAAGGTTTGCTCACGCACTGGTTGAGAGCGACGATCTCGAGATCGAGACCCAGAAGAAGATGCTGGTCAACTTCAAGCTGCCGATCGCAGCTCTGGTGGAGTCAGGCGGAAAGTCCGTTCACGCTATCGTGAAGATTGACGCATCAAACGAAGCTGAGTACACACAGAGAGTGTCATTCCTTTTTGACTGGCTCGCAAAGCATAAGTTCATAGTTGACGAGAACAACAAGAACGCAGGAAGGCTCTCAAGGCTTCCCGGAGCAGAGAGGAATGGCAACATCCAGCGTCTGATCCTGACTAACACAGGATGCTCCTCGTGGCTTGAGTGGATGGACTACATTGAAGGGTTCGACGATGATCTCCCCGAAATCCACACTGCAAACGACATATTTGAGAACCCGACTCCTGAACCGCCCGATGTTATCGAGGGCATTCTCAAGAAGGGTGCGAAGATGATCGTCACTGGTGACTCCAAGTCAGGCAAGACGTGTCTTTTAATGAATCTCGCAGTGTGCATAGCTGAAGGAAAGCCGTGGCTTGGTCACAAATGTATGCAAGGCAGGGTTCTCTATATCAACCTTGAAGTAATGCAATCTGACTTTGAAGCTCGATATAAGGCTATTTATAAAGCCTACGGAATGCCGGCATCAGAACAGGGAAAGACTAACTTTGAATGGTGGAATCTCAGAGGAAAGGCGGAAAAGCTCGAAAAGCTCGCTCCGAAGATAATCAGACGATGCAGGAACCAGAACTATGTCGCCATCATCGTTGACCCGATCTACAAGGTCAACGGCGGCGATGAGAATAATGGTGAAGCGATCACAAGGTTCTGTGCCCTCTTCGACAAGATGGCGGAGGAGACCGGTGCGTCGATGATCTATGTTCACCATCACGCTAAAGGCTTGCAGGGAGCGAAGAAGGCGATGGACAGAGGTTCGGGATCAGGAGTGTTCTCAAGGGACGCAGATGCCATCATAGACTTCTCGACACTCGTGCTCACTCCCGATCAGAAGAACCTCATCAAGCTGATGAGCGGCGATCTGGAGAAAGACCCTCCGACACCGCTCCAGATGGAAGTCGTTCTCCGCTCGTTCCGGTCACCTGAGCCGACGAACCTGTTCTTTGAGTTCCCTCTTCACGTTTTGGATTCAATAAACATCCTGGAAGGCGCAGAGGTCGAAGGATCACCGGCAGCGAACAGGATGCAGTCTCCGAATAATCAGAGATCGAGCCAGGACAAGAAGGACATCGTGGATGCCTGCTTCAACTTCGTTGAGAAGGATGGAGTGGCGAAGTTCTCGGAAATGTATAGCTGCGAACTTTGCGAAGTATCAGATCAGACTTTGAAGAAATATGTGGCTCTTTTTCCGAACGATTATGAGTACGAAAAAGGCCTCGTCAGGAGGAAAAAATGAAATTGCTCGAATACGGGAAATTCCCGTGTTCGGAAAATTCTCGAAGACGGCTTATATATATAGGTATTCTTCGAACACCTACGACACGGACTTTTTCAGGGCGGTAAACAGCCCGCCTTAAAAAGACCCGTATCGTGTCAACACCGTCTTCGGGAGGAAAGGAAGTCGAATGAAAATTCCAACGATTAAACAGTACACAGACAACTATGACCGCTGGACCGCTCAGCTCAGGGAGAACGCTCGGAGGATCGAGGACTCTTCCGTCTGCCGGGTATACCTTACCAAGAACACGGCAACGGCTCCCTGGGACGAGCTGCTCAAGGCGGCGGTCACCTGCATCTATGACCTCACAGGTGACTCACAGTTCAGAGATCAGGTCATCAAGCAGATAGAAAGGAGAACGGAATGAAAGATCAATTCACGATCTACTTCGAGGATGGTATGCCGAAAGGCACCGCCCAGCAGAAAGGTTACAACCGACGCACCGGGCAGTATTACCAGAAGGATAACGTGGAAGCTGCATCAAGACAGTTCTACTATGCCCTTCTCCCTCACCGCCCGAAGGTGCCCTCCGGCAGACCGATCAGACTCGTGGTCTGTTTCGCCTGGGAGATCAAGAAGAAATCTATGTGGGGAAAGTACAAGCCGACACGTCCTGACACCGATAACTACATCAAGGAGTTCAAGGACGTGATGACCAAGCTCGGCTTCTGGAACGATGATGCTCAGGTCGTAGACGAGAGAATCATCAAGGTCTATGCGGACAAGGCTTCAGCGACGGTCTACTGGGAAGAGCTCGAAGATTCGCCATGGGGGTGGGATGAATGAAGACGACAAAGAAGATTGAAGGATTTCATAACAGAGTGGTCATCGTGCTCAACCATCTTCACGATGAGGGCATCTATCTCGATGAGGTCCAGAAGCGGATGGGAACCGGAAACCACCATCTCTATGACGATAACCAGTGGGGTGCATTCAAGGTGGCTCGCTTCTGCTCAGCAACAGGATGCTCGGCTGACTGGCTCCTCGGCCTGAGAGGAGGTGATCCGTTTGGCTGACCCAAGAATGCAACTCACAGTCAAGTGGCTCTCCCGGAACTTCAACCTCAACCGTCAGATAGCTGACCTCAAGAGGAGACAGGAGAACGAGCCGCTTGCGAACATATCACAGTACGAGCAGACCTTCAGCGGTGCGGTCGGAAACCTTCAGGAGATGAAGATGATCAACTATGCCGAGAGGAATGCGAGGATCGAGGAACTGACACTCGAGCAGCATCGGGTGTGTAAAGAGATAAGGAAGGCGGTCAGCTATGTAGACGATCCGACACTCTGGTCGCTCCTGACCGACCGCTATATCGAGTGCATGGAGTGGAAGACCATCGCCGATAAATACTGTTTCTCGATGAGACACGTCTTTAACCTTCACGGAAAAGCACTGCCGATAGTCTACAGACATCTGCCGAAAGGAGTCAAAAATGAGGAATGACATCGTTTATATATTGAAGGAAGGTCTCGACCCTGACGAATTGATATATTCTCTGCGTTCGGTCGAGAAGAACTTCCCTCACCGAAAAGTATGGTTCGTAGGTGCTCAACCTCCGGGACTCTTCCCTGACGGACGCATCATTCACCGGCAGGAAGGACTGTCGAAGTGGTCAAAGGTCAGGTCTTCCCTTGAGATCGTATGTGCGACTCCCGAGATCAGCGACGACTTCTTCCTGTTTAATGACGACTTCTTCATCCTCAACCGGCAGAGAGGTCAGTTCATCAACTACTCGAACGGAACGCTCGAGAAGAAGATCAACGACATCGAGAGGAAATACGGCAGACCGACTCACTACTCAAGATCACTGCTCGAGGCAAGGCTGGAGCTTATCATCAAGAAGTGTGACACGATGTCATTCGCAGTCCATGTGCCGATGCTGATCAACAAGAAGATGCTCGAGAACACGCTGGGCAACTTCAACAATCCGATGTTCCGCTCGATTTACGGAAACTATAACCGCATCCCTTACAGATCGTTCGATGACGTGAAGATATATGACAATGAGTCACTGCCGGAGGAGAGCTGGGAATACTTATCTACGACCGAGGACTCGTTCAAGAACGGCAAGGTCGGAGAGTTCATCAGAGCTATGTTCCCGGAGCCGTCAAGGTTCGAGGGAACGCACAGGGCAGTGGTAAAGGAGCTTTACTCGGAGGAAGGAGATGAGTCTTATGACTGATAACGATAAGATCGTCAGGTTCTTATGGAAGAGCGGCATCACAGTCGAGACGCAGGATCACAAGCTGATCAACGTGATCGACTATGCCAGAAAGGTTCTCGTTGAGCGAGGTGAGATCGAATGGCAACCGCAGGACGAAGACGAATGAGAGACTCGAGCATCATCTGCCTTTTAATCTTCACTTGGCTATTTACTGCGATAGTGGTCATCGGAGCTGACACCAAGATGACCAACTTCGAGAAGAGGCTCGAGGAGGTCTACGGTCATCACGATGACCAGCTCTCCGACCACAGAGAGCAGACCGAGCAGAGGATGACGGAACTCGAGGCAAGGGTCTCCGATCTGGAGCACGAGAACTCCATCATCGAGGCAAGACTCGACATCCACCGGGCAGAGCTGACGAACCTTAACTCCATCTTCACGAATATCCTTGAAGATATGGACGCACTCGAAGAGAAGTTCGACGCATTACCGAAGAACGCACTCGGACTGGAGCTGACCGAGACCGACATCAGGAACATAGCAGCTCTCGTCTATCTCGAGGCAGGCTCGGGTTCATACGAGCTCCAGAAGGCGATCGCTTCCGTGATATTCAACAGAATGATCCGGTATGGGATGACCGCAAGTCAGACCATCTGGCAGAGAGGTGTCTTTTCTCCTGCATCAAGGGTCTCGAGGACAGTTCCGTCGGAGAGCTGCGTGAGAGCGGTCAGGGACGTGATGCAGAACGGAGTGTCGCTTCCGAGCAACGTGCTCGCATTTCAGCTTGGAGGATATCACGGCTTCGGGAGACCTTATGGAAAGATACAGAATGTTTATTTTACGCAGATGTGAAAGGAGAGAAGAATGAAGATTCACAAGTGCGATAGGTGCAACAAAAATTTAGCCCCTCACGAAAGAAACATAGTTAAGACGAAAGAGTGGGATAACACCATAGACAAGATTGATTTATGTAATGAATGTTTTACAGAGTTCGAAAAGTTTATTTACTACACAAAGGAGTGATGAAGAATGTTAAAAGATGAGATGGCATTATTCACTGAATTATCCGGCAGAGATGGAGAGCACACACCCATTGGTGTTATTGGTGCTTATCTTGATGGATATGAGAAGGGCAAGGAAGAAGAAAGACAGACAGGCAAGTGGATACCTGTTAGTGAGAGATTGCCTAAAGAAGAGGATTATCGACATTGTTATGGTTTTGAAGATGGGTGTGTTATTTGGCAAACGGATAATGGAGTCGTAGGCTTTGGTTGGTATTACGATTCAACTAAATGCTGGTCAGATATATACGACCACCCTATAAAAACAGGAAAAGTGATCGCTTGGCAACCATTACCCGAACAATATAAGAAAGGAGAGGAATAATGACTATTTGTGTATCGTTAAACGAGTTTATCAGAGTGGCTACAGGTTGGATATATGGACTTGCACCTTATCATAAGCCGAGATTTATTGATGAAATCGTGGACGAAATCATAAAGCGATTTAAGACAAACTGTAAGAGTATAGGAACAGACTTCTTTTATCACGAAGTAGAGTTAAAAGACTTATACAAGTTTATCGAAAATATCTTAATGCCGATAGACAAATTTAGAGATTTGAATTTGTCTCCACGAGAATATAAGCAAGGTATTGACGTTGATGATCCTAACAGACCAAAATTTCAGTTTGTGTCTGCATTTAATAGTATTCCAGATGATAACAATTTTATTGACCTTGACGCATGTATTCAGAATATCTTTGTATACTATGAACACGCTGCTTATAGACAATGGGCAGATGGTGAAATAGACACAGGTAAACTTTCAGAGTTTAGAAGAGAGTATTCGAGAGGTGAGAAAAAATGACAAACTATAATGAACTGCGAGACGGACAAGAGTTCTATGCTAATGGCTACAAGAAAGGCTATGAGGACGCACTTAATAATTTTTCCGAATGGCTCAAAGAACAGAGAACTGGATTAGATTATAACCGTTGTGAGGTATTAGTTGATAGGAATGGGATCTGGGAAAGTGCGATTGAAACCTATCTCAAAGAAAGGAGTGATGAAGAATGAGTAAATGCAGATTTTTAACACCTTGTGGCATATGTGAGATTAAATCAATGTCAGGTATTCCTTATGATTGTGATTTAAAGCGAATAGACAAACTTGAAGAAGAACATAAAATGCCTATACCAAAGTGCGTTGAGGATAAAACATATACGGATAAAGGAGTAAAGAAGGTTGATAGTCATGCAATGAACGATAATAAATCACTGTGTGATACTTGTAGGTATATGTTCACTTGCGAGCGTAGCGATGTAGGAATCAGTATGGCTAATCATTCAGTTTGTTATGGGTATGCTCCTATTAAAAATGAGAAAGGCGGTGAGAAAGAATGATTAAACTACATTGTGATATATGCGATAAGGTTATAGACAATTTTTATTGGAACGTAGAGAGGTCTAATGTAAGCGAAATGGTACGCATTTGTATCTCCGTTACCCCGAACAACACAAAGTCTATATGCGATGAGTGCTTTTCTAAAATCTTACCTTGCGATGAGAGGAGCGATGAGGAATGAGACTAATTGACGCAGATGAGTTGAAAAAGGAATTGGATAAAACTTGTGATTTTCAAGATCTATATTTGCCCTATGTTTTTGAAGATATAATCGACAATGCCCCGACCGCAGACGATTGGCAGAAGTATTCATATGAACTGTGGAAGAACGCATACGAGAGAGGCAAGGCTGATGCGTACGAGCAAGCCAAGCAGAAAGTCACTGTTTCGGTCAAGGTCGGAAATGAGACCGTCGAGACAATCGAGATCAGTGGAGATGCCGTGAGGTGGTCATCCTCATCCTTGTAAAAACATTTCATATCCGTGCAGTTGAGTTAGTGATATGATGCTATTGTCAGAACTTGGCAAATGGTCATGGTTCTGTCTCTTAACCCGACGAAGGCACTCGTCGGGTTTATTTATGGGAGGAAATATGAGCGAACTCAACTCGAAGAGATGGGAACATCTGCGGTCGATGATCCTCAAGCGAGACAATTATCTCGATCAGGTCATGCGTCGCTATGGCAAGAACGTCACTGCAAACACAGTCCATCACATCTTCCCTCGAGAGTTCTTCCCGGAATATACATACTCACCGTGGAATCTGATCTCGGTTAGCACGGCAACGCACAACGAGCTTCACGACCGGGACTCGCACAAGCTGACCGCTAAAGGCTGGGAGCTGCTCAAGAGAACTGCGAGGGTTCAGGGCATCGAGATCACGGAAGAGATGAAGTCGATGCTATGTATCCCCCCGGGGTCATCCCCTAAAAAATAACCGCTGGGATAACGGCGGTCGGGGGTTGTTCCAATAGTGCGGATTAAACGGAATTTAATTCCCCGAGAGGTAAATATGGAAGCAAGAAAATGGAAATATGTCATCAAAAAGCAGATGACAGACCTCGGAATCTACCGAGACGAATTCGGAACTGTGGTCAGTTCTTTGTCTGCTCTGCTCGAAGAACGAGACAGAGTAAAAAAGCAATATAAAGACGAAGGCTCGACCCCTTTGGTGACCTTCGTTTCCGATCGTGGAGCTGAGAACAAGAAGAAAAATCCACTTCTTGGAGTGTGGCAGGAACTTGAAAGAGATGCCCTTCAGTATTGGAAAGAGTTAGGTTTAACTCCTGCACAGTTTAAGAAGATGAATCAAGACTCACCTGAGAGCAAAATGAGCGATCTCGATCGGGTCTTGTGGGAGTTAGAACAAAAAGACTAAGGAGGACACATGAAAGCGAAGAACTACTTCGGTGTGGCTCTTCGCTATGCTGAAGATGTGACGACCGGCAAGATTAAAGCTGGGAATAACAAGAGAGAATGTCAGCGATTCCTTGACGACCTGAAGCGAGATGATCTCGAGTTCAGGACAAGAGATGCCGACTTCGTGTGCGGATTCATTGAAGGGTTCTGCGTTCACGAAAAAGGCGAGGCAATAGACGGAACACCTCTCAAGGGCAAGCCGCTATTACTCCAGCCGTGGCAGATATTCATTGTGTTCAACCTTTTAGGATTCTATCTGAAAGGAACGAACGAGAGGCGGTTCAAGGAGGCATTCATCTTCGTGCCGAGGAAATCAGGCAAGTCGCTGTTCGTGGCGGCTCTGGTTCAAGCTCTCGGATTCCTCGAGAGACGGTCGGGCTCTACGATCTACATCACGGCTGCGTCGCTCAAACAGAGCAGCGAGACGTTTGCGAAGATAATCTTCACTCTGGACTATCGTGGTGTTATTAAAGAGTTCCGAGTCCGTGACAACAATCAGGAACACTCGATTGATAAATCGTTCTTGGATGCGGAAGGAAGACCGTCAGGCTCGATTCACATCGAGGCGATGGCAGCGAACCCGGATAACCAGGACTCGTTCGGTTGTAACATCTGCATTGCCGACGAGATTCACGCATACAAGTCGGCTGCTCAGTATAACCGATTCAAAGAAGCGATGAAGGCATACACGAACAAGCTGATGATCGGAATAACGACCGCAGGTGATAACGTGAACTCATTCTGCTATGGCCGTCTTCAGTATGCGGAAAAGGTTCTGGACGGAACAGTCAAAGATGACTCTCTGTTCTGTTTTGTCTCTAAAGCCGAGAAGGACGAGAACGGCGAGGTCGACTATCTCGACCCGAGGCAGCACGAGCTGGCGAATCCGTCTTATGGTGTCACGATAAGACCGAATGAGATGATACAGGACGCCCAGCAGGCACAGAACGACCCTCAACAGAGGAAGGACTTCCTGTCGAGGTCGCTCAACATATACACATCCGCTATGAAGGCATACTTCAACATTGAGGAGTTCAGGAACTCCGATGAGAAGTGTGACCTGACGATCGAGGAGCTGGCAAAGCTCCCGATCAAGTGGTACGGAGGAGCTGACCTGTCAAAGATGCACGATCTAACGGCAGCGGCTCTGTTTGGTCATTGGAAGGAAAAAGACAAATATATTGTCATCACACATGGGTTCTTCCCTATTGTGGCGGCAAAAGAAAAAGCGGAACAGGATCAGATTCCGCTCTTCGGTTGGTCAGACGATGGATGGCTGACCCTCTGCAACTCTCCGACCGTCAATGTCGACGATGTCGTCAAGTGGTTTATAGAGATGCGGCAAAAAGGGTTTAAGATAGCACAAGTCGGACACGACAGGAAGTTCGCCAGAGAGTATGTCATCCAGATGAAAAAGGCGAAGTTCAATGTCATCGACCAGCCCCAATATTATTACTTAAAGTCGGAAGGCTTCAGATTCATCGAGAAGGCGGCGAAGGATCGCAAGCTCTATTACCTCCACTCGGAGGCTTACGAGTACTGCGTGGCGAACGTCAGAGCGATTGAGAAGTCAGACGATATGATCCAGTTTGAAAAAGTCGGAAAGACCATGAGGATAGATTTATTCGATGCCTCGGTCTTCGCATGTGTTCGATACCTTAACGACATCGAGCACCAGCAAAAAGGAAAATCATGGTGGGGTGAAGGAGGATGATGCCGATGCCACTATTTAAGAAGAAAGCCGAGCAGAGAAGCAATAAGATGTTCGGACTCGTTCAGTCTTTAGACGAGGTCATCGAGTGCGGCTTCGTGCCGCTCTCTAAAGAGCCGACCATCGTGACGGCTTGCGAGAAGATCGCCGAGCTGGTCTCTATGGTGTCTTGGCATATTATGGCTAACACCGAGAACGGAGACATAAGGATCGAGAACGAACTGTCACGGAAGATTGACATTGACCCGAACTCATATCTCACGAGAGAAAAGTTCTTCAAGTTCGTCGTGATGACAATGCTCCTCTACGGAAACGGAAACGCAGTCGTTCAGGTGGTCACGGAAGGCGGCTATTTGAGAGACCTCGTCCCGATTGCCGCATCAAGGGTCACATTTTTAGATGATTTTAATGGCGGCTATCAAATACTAATTGACGGCATTCCTCAAGACCCGAGAGATTATCTTCACTTCACTCTTCACGCAGATCAATACAAGCCGTGGAAGGGTCAGGGCATAAAGACGACCGCAAAGACAGTCGCAGATAATCTCATTCAGGGGACTGCCACAGAAAAGGCTTTTATGAAATCCAAATGGAAGCCGTCAATGGTCGTTCAGGTCGATGCCCTGACGGAAGAGTTTGCATCCCCGGAAGGACGGAAAAAGCTCCTCGACTCTTATGTCAAGAGTTCCGAGGCTGGTGATCCGTGGCTCATCCCGGCAGAGCAGTTCAAGGTCGAGACAGTCAGACCGCTCTCACTCCAAGACCTTGCAATCTCCGACTCGATGAAGCTGAACAAACAAGCTGCGGCAGCTATCGTCGGAGTTCCGGCATTTATGGTCGGAGTGGGCGGCTTTAATCAGGCTGAATTTAACAACTTCATCAACACGACGGTCAAGAGCATCGTGAACGGCATCCAGCAGGAACTCACGAAGAAGCTGATCCTCTCCCCTAAATGGTACATAAAAGGGAATGTCTGGTCACTTATGGACTGGGACATGGGAACAGTGGCGACTGTGTTCAACTCGCTGGCTGACCGAGGATTCGTGACCGGCAACGAGGTCAGAGACAAAGTAAATCTGCCACCGAAGGACGGACTCGATGAACTCCGAATACTGGAGAACTATATCCCGACCGACATGAGCGGATTGCAAAAGAAACTGGTTCAGGAGGACTAAAAAATGTCAGACGTTAATTTGAGAAACTACGCAGACCAGCGGTTCGTCAGAACGATGCCGCAGGACTATAAGACAAGGGATGAAAACGGTGAGCCGATAATCGAGGGTTATTTTGCCGTTTTTAATTCTAATTATGAGCTATGGGATGGAGCTTCAGAGAGCATCGCTCCGGGAGCATTCGACAAGACCATCTCGGGAGATATAAGGGCACTGATCAATCATGACACTACGTTGGTTCTCGGCAGAACATCCGCAGGGACGCTCGAGCTGAAGACCGACTCTCGTGGTTTGTGGGGTCGCATCAGGATCAATCCGAACGATCAGGATGCGATGAACCTTCATGCCAGAGTAGAACGTGGCGATGTGAGTCAGTGCTCGTTCGGCTTTTTTATCGTCTCCGAAGAAACCGATTTCAGAGAAGACGGTTCAATCCACTGGACACTCACCGAGGTTGACGTGTTTGAAGTATCCTGCTGCACATTCCCGGCTTATGAAGAGACCTCCATCACTGCCAGAAAGAATGATCTCAAGACCATCGAACAGAGAAGGTCAGAGGCTTGGAAGGCACAGATGAAGGCTCGAATAAATCCTAAAAAGGAGGAAGAAGTCAATGGCAATCAGAGCATTGATGTTGAGAAAGAAGATTGACGAGAAGAACAAGGCTCTTGCTGACCTCCGTGCAAAGACGGAAGGGTTCGAGGCAAGGAAGACCGAACTCGAGACTCGTGAGTCCGAATTAGAGACTGCCATCGAGGAGGCATCAACCGACGACGAGAGAGCCGCAGTCGAGGAAGCCGTCACGGCTTTAGAGAACGACAAGGCGGCACTCGAGCAGGAAGTCGCAGAGAATGGCGATGCTATCGCTAACCTCGAGACCGAAGTTGCCGAGCTTGAAAAAGACCTCGAAGACAGTGAGTCAAGAACAGTAGTTCAAGCACCTCCGAAGGAGCAGGGTGCAAAAGAAGATGCTCCTAAAAAGACTACAAAGAAAAGAGAGGGATTCACTATGTTGAAGACAAAGTCACTTCGTGCAATGAGCTTCGAAGCTCGTGAGGCATTAGTGCAGAGAGAAGATGTTCAGTCTACTCTTGCAGAACTCAGGACTCTTATCAAGGAAAAGAGAACTGTTTCAGGTGCAAACCTGACAATCGGTGAGACAATTCTTGGTCTCATCCGTGAAAACGTAATGGAGTATTCAAAGCTCTATGGACGTGTCAACTATAACGGCACAAACAAGGACGGAAGAGTCATCGTTCAGGGAGTCGCTCCCGAGGCTATCTGGCTCGAGTGTTGCGATGCTATTCCCGAGCTGGACTTCAGTTTTGGTGACGTTGAGCTTGACTGCTACAAGGTCGCAGGATATGTCCCTCTTTGTAACGCAAACATCGAGGATTCCGACATCGATCTCCTCGACACATTCACAGTTGCACTCCTCACTTCACTGGGCAAGGCAATCGACAAGGCGATCATCTACGGTTCAGGCACAAAGATGCCCACAGGTGTCGTTCCTGCCATCGCCGCAGACTCTGATCTCGATGACACAAACCTCATCACGATCAGCGGTTCTGCTTCAGGCAAGGACTTGTTCAAGGCAATCATTCTGGCTTCCGGTGCTGCAAGCAACGAGTATTCTCGTGGTGAGAAGACATGGGTCATGAATGACAAGACATACACAAAGATCGTTTCAGAGGCAGTTGATGTTGATGCTTCCGGTGCTATCGTTTCCGGTGTAAATGGCAAGATGCCTGTCGTCGGCGGTGACATCATCGTTCTCAACTTTATGCCCGATGATAACATCGTAATGGGCTATTTTGACCTCTATGCACTCCTCGAGAAGAAGGGAATGACAATCTCCGTTTCTGATCAGGTTAAGTTCATCGAGGACAAGACCATCCTCAAGGGTGTTGCAAGACTCGACGGCAAGCCTGCAATCGTTGGTTCATTCGTCGCAATGGGTCTCGGCAAGGCTCCTTCAACGAGTGCGGTTTTCCCCTCAGCGAGCTGAACG